AGCGAAACCCGCAGCCGAAGCTACATCTCTTAACCACCAACTAGTACGAATGCCAATTAAATCAGGTCTTAACCTGAAAAGAGCTAATTGACTTTTATCAACCCCTACATTATACAAACCATATGTTGCATCCCCATTAACAATACCCCCATATACCATGTGCTCCGTCATTAAATCAACTTCGCTATCAATCCATGCTCCAGCACTAGCTTTTCCGTCAGCTACTGCATTAGAAAAATACCGCCTATGAGACAATACATGATTAGGAAAGTCAGTTTTAATGGTGGAGATGGCTTGTGTAAGCCCTTGCGTATACATTTTACTGCCGATGTAACCGCCCTCTGTTGTATTTGAGTCATTCATCACATGACTATACAATGGCTCTCTAGGAACTAAAACTAGATGAGGGGTAGTTAAAGCGGTGTCTCCTGTATTAATGTAATAATTAATGTGAGCTATATCATAAATTCTTCCATTCACAGTAAAGTAATCACCGATATACATATTTTTAAATGTATTGTTAGCAATATTAACATAGTCTGGCGTAGAGCCTAAGTTATCACCTCGGAATATAGCATTATGTGCTCCTGCGTTATCGGGAAATTTGTTCGCATAATCTGCCAAATGCGAATTAAGTCCAACATCAATAGCGTCTAAGCTATTTGTCATAGATTCGCCATTCGTTACAAAATTTTGTTCTGTATAAGTTTGTGTGCCTATGGCATCATTAATCCCATCTATTATGCCATAAGTGATCAAATTGGCACAATTTTTTCCAATCAAATGTCCTTGTGCAGAAGTTCCTTCTTGTGCTCTTGTAATCGAAAATATATCGTATCCTACATTAGTTGCTATATTTGTAACTGTTACTATTTCATAATTTATTACATCGTCAGTTTCGCTTAAATCATATATAGTCATATTGAAAGGCATTTCTATCCCAGTAAACGTATGTCCTGCCGTTATTTGACAAGTTGTTGCAATACCATCAATGCTTGCATATAATTGCCCCACAGCGTTGTTTTTGCCCTTTAAAAGCATTTAACCATCTCCTTTATAAAAGAATAAGGGCATTATTTAAAATGCCCATTTTATGATTACCAATTAACCTTATCAGTAGGATTGTTGATAATCCCCATAATAGAGAAGATTTGAAGAGTAAGTCCACCAATTTTTTCAATTTGTTCTGCTAACCCAGTGTCAATAACTCCAGTCAAAACCAAAATCCCCAAAACTTGTGCAATAATAGTAGACCAAAGTACCCAGCTTTTCCATCTTGATTGTTCCATAATATATATCCTCCTTATTTAATTAATAGTTCCATATATGTGATGATTCCAACAATTCCATTTGACTTCAAATTGTTATCACTTTGGAACTCAACTACTGCCTTTTCAGTGTTTGCACCAAAAGAACTGTCTATTGAATCTTTGTAATATCCTAAATCAGCCAATTTTCTTTGAACCCAATTAACCAACTCATTTCTTTTGCCCCTCATAATTAAGGCAGAAGATTTTCCCATTGCGTGTTTAGTCAAACTGCCAATTTTACCATCAATAACCAAATTGCTTTTGGTCACTTTATTTAATGCTATTTGAAACTCTTTATTAGTCGGATTATATTTGTCATTATCTGCAAGCAAAGAATTTAACTTAGCAAAAGTATTTTTACCAGCCCAACCATCAACAGTCAATCCATTTTCAGATTGGAATTTAATCAAGGCATTATAAGTTAATGTTCCGAAACTATTATCAATATCACCAGTATAATATCTCAATTCCTTTAATCCTTTTTGCAGTTCAATGGTTCTGTCGCCAACATATTCTCTAGCCTCAAGCAAAGTAGCAACTTCAGACTCTTCCTTAGTTTCTTGTTTGATCGGTTCTTCAACTTTGCCTATCGCAACAACATTACCTTGTTTGGTAGTTATAAAATTATCGAATCCATCTTTAACTAATTTCTCGCTCACATTATCGGCATTGTCTCTGTTAGCAAAAGCACCTGTTTGCACTTTATATAATTTGCCATCTTCAACCATAATGACATCATAATCTAAACCTTTAAGTTTATGTGCCAGTCTGTCAGCGTTAGACTTAACTGTAAATGCACCAACCTGAACTCTATAAAGAATTTCTTCTTCAATTTCAACAGGTTTAAGTTTTAAGTCAAATAAAGATACAAGAAACTCGACTTGTGCTTTAGCGGATTGTCTTGCAAATTCATCTGTTAATATAATAGGCAGATCGGTTTTAGAATCCATAAAGCCATTTTCAATTAAAACAGCCATCATGTTGCTCTCTCTGAGCATATGTAAATTAGCTTCAGATAATGGATTATATCTATTGCCTTTCAATCCCGTATGTTCGATTAGCTCATTATATAAGTCTGTTTGCATCTGTTTGGTGAATTTGGTAGAATTTGGGTATCTTATTACAACGATTCCACCACCAGTTCCTCCGCCAACACCTGCGTTATGATGATTAGATATTAATAAATCTGCACCCCATGAATTTGCTTTATTGGTTCTTTTTGGCAAAGGAACATCTCTTTTGCCAGTCACGTCATCAAGTCTTAGAATTTCAACATCTTGATATAATGCCAACAATTCTTCCATGTATCCTACAATTCGAGCGTTTAATTCCCATTCTTTTTTAAATTCAAAAGAACCCATGTAATCTGGTATTTCTTTGCCATAAACTCCCAGCCAGTGTCCTGCTCCTAATGCTAATTTTACCATTTAATTTCCTCCCTTATTTGTTAAACCGAATATCTTTATAACCACTTTGTATCGCCTTTATTTCATAGTCGAACTCAAGGCTAGGCGTTCCCTTTACTAAAAAGTAATCAGCGTGTTTTTCTACCCACAATTTGCCATCTCCACATTCTTGAATGAAAACTTTATAATTGCTAGATTCAATTACACTTAAAAGTTTATCGTCTATGTTTATTTTACAAATGCCGTGTTCATCTGTTTTAGAACTTCCTAAGTCTCCAAAATAAGGGGTTGGCGTTTCATAGGCATGTAAATATAGAGTTTCATCTTCTCTTTTTATCATTCTGTTTTTAGTTCCTGTTACAGAAAAATCACCATCAACAGTTGCATTTCCACTAATGGAAGTTCCATTATTATAGCTAAGTTCTAAAAATGGCCCGCCATTCCAATACCCTTCGTTTATCAAGAATACATCCATACCCAGCATTATACTTGGAGATTCTTCTTCACCAAAAATAAGATATCTTTCTCTTATTTCAGTAGATGTAGTTTGTTGAGACTTAATGCTAAAAAGCCCGATAGCACTAGATTCCAAAACCCCAACGGGGCTTCCATTTGGGTCGTCAAATAGCAAATATGCACTATTGAGTACTGCTTTAGAATTTTCAACAGAACCATAACTAACAATTCCAGACTCATTAAGCGATATATTGCCTTCTGTGGAGTATATAGTAGAACCTGTGATATTTCCCGAAAATGTGGCATTTCCATCATTTAGTATCTCTACTGTTTTTACACCACTTGAATTATAAGCCCTAAGACCTGTTCCGTCTATATAAAATCCGCCACCCGATTCAATGTCGCCATCGTCAGAATTATAAATTTTAACGTACTTAGTGTCAATAGAACCAGCTTTAACTTTTTCTGCAACCAATCCATCCCAAGTCAATGCCAACCCCCAAGTATCGCCACCATCTTCTGAGATGGCTATTCCTGCACTATTAACTTTTACGAGTCTGTCCGGATTGTCCGCATCAACAGAAATAAACCCTTTGATTGGATCGATATAACTTGAAGAATCTGCATTAAACAAAAAAGAAGCCTTGTTTAAAGCTTCTTGCAAAAAGTCTCCGTTTACAGTTCCATCGGGGTTCAATCCATTGGAACGATTATATGTTTCTTTCATTAATTGCAATTCATTAGAAGACGTAAATGATTTCGACATATAATCTTCAAAATTGCTTATAAAAGTAGAAACAGTACAAGTTGTACTTCTCGGATCGTCTAGCACTCTAATTATTTCTCTAATCTGTCCTTCGGATACAAGTCCTAACGGATCAACTTGTATTTCAACCTTTGTATATTCATCAAATTCTTCTAGTTCGTATCCAGTAAGTTTCGACAAATCTAAAAGACTGATTGTTTCTTCATATTGTGGATAAGATGCCAACTCTGCAACTCTAACTGCATCTGCGTACAAAGCGTCAGCATCAGTATAATTTTCATTTTTATATAACTTTTCACGAATGAAATCACCAACGGAATCTTCAAGTGTTTGTATTTCTGAATTTTTAGAAGAAATATATCCATTATAAGTTGATTCTAATGCGGATATTTCTCCTTCAAGCGTTGATATTTCACTATTAAGTGTGGATATTTCACTAGCAAGAGTATTGATTTCAGTTGTTAATGAATTAATTTGAGACTGTAATGTTTCTCTTGTAGTTGTGTTTGTTGTTGAATTTCTTATGTTAGTCAAAGAAGTTTTTGATGCTTCTTTTGCAGTTTTACTTGTAATTTTAAATTCAAGAGAAGTTTCTTTTGCAAACAAAGAATCATTTTTTGTAGTTAAATCTGATAATGTTGTTTTGATGTTACTATTTATAATTCCAATATTTATTTCAAAATTTGTTATTGCTAATTGTTGTGTAGCGTTTATTAATCCTTTTTCTATAAAATAATCAAAGTTTAAAATATAAGGCTCTCCCAATGTGTTGTCAGTAGCTTCATCTATATAAGTAATTCCTAAATCATTTTCCCCACCCTCAACCCAAATCTTTGTTGCAAGTTCTTTTGTGGAGGAAATAATAGAATAAGTCTTAATATTCTTGCCATATTTAAAAACAACGCCTTTATCTACTCTTGGATCGTTATTGAAGTAAACCAGTTTATTTTGGCTATCAAACCTTGGGAATCCTCCAAATATTTCAGCCATTTGTTGAATCAATTCATATCTGTTAGTATTCCCATTTGCTTTGAGTGTTCTGATTTTTTCAGTGGTAGTTTCGCCTTCAAAGAATGTGTCTACTGCCCCAACAGACCAATCAGAACCATCTAATACATTTGCAAGTATATTATCAGCCGTATCTATATATTCAAAATCTAATTGATTCCCAGATTGTGACAACTTTGCAAATGGATAATGCCAACAATAAACCTCTCTAAATTTTAATCCATCATCACTATATCCATCTGTGATTTCTTTGATAATATAATAATCACGCATACCACGCCAATATAATTGAACTTTATATTCTTCCGTACAGTATGGTATTCTAAAATTATCTATAATCTCATTATTGGTATCAACGATAGTATATGGTATTCTAAATGTCAATTCTCTATATCCATTAATGTTTCTTGTGTTTACAATTCCAAATGCCTCTCCATTTAAAAAAGTGGAATATTCTTCAAAAGAATTGATGTTACCATCTTTTAATATTACTTGATTGCTGTTGTCATAATCAACTATTGCTAGATTATATTTATTTCTTATAACTTCTTGCAAAGACTTTGTAACTTCAGCACCGTATAAATCGCCATAGAGTATATTAAAACCTTTTTCATCGTCAAAATCTATTGGCAATATCGAACTTGTTACAAAAGTAGTTGAATTAAATTGATTTAAATTAAAAGACCCCATATATAGTTGACCACCTCCTTATATACCACTATATGTAGTATGTTATTTATGATAAAACTGTAATTTTATTTAAATCAAACAGTAGTGCCAGTTGCATCTACCCAAACAGATCCATTCCACCAAATCGGTTTGTTTAGCGTCGAATCAAAAATGCTTCTTCCATCAACAAGGTTTAATGTTGGTCTATCAGCAGTAGCCACATTTAATGGGTAAAATGATTCTATTTTATCAGTAATTTCATCTTTTGTAGCTTTCGTAAATACATTTTTCAAATAACTTCCAGCAATCCATGTTCTTGCGATAGTTCCCTCAAATCCACGACTTGAAATATATACTGTATTTCCACTTCTATGAGAACATTCAATATATTCTCTGTGCCCAAAAGTATCTTCTAATTTTACAATAAAACCACTTGTTTCTGCACCACCTACAGGAAGTTGTGATCCATCATTAACCGTAAAACTTGTAACTTCCGTAGAATCCAATTGAGCCGATAAACTAGTTTCGCCATCGTTTATCGCATCGTAATATGTAGCCATATCTCACACTCCTTATATGTAGGCATATGGAAATTCAAAACTAACGTCAACGTCCATATTATTTGCCACAATTAATATTTTATTTACATCAACAGCATAAGCCGTATAAGTTCCGGTAACTCCTGTATAGGCATCAATCAAAGAAAGAGAATTATTATCAATTAATGAATTTACTTCAGAATGAAATTGATTTGTTCCGTCATGTGTTACTATTTCACGCCCCACAATGCTACTTGGAAAATCAACACTACAATCAACTTGCGTAGAACCATTAGTAAATGTCATTGTATACATTTTTGGAGGATTAGTTCCCTCTAGATTTATAAAACCGCCACTAAATCTACCAACTGCCAGTGCATTCCCTTCTGTGACTTGACCTTTTACGCAATCAATTTTATATTCTTGCTCCGTCATTGCAGATATAGCAAAACTATCACCGTTTGTTGCATTGGTAAATATCATAGTATTTACAGTTCCATCAAGAGTAATGATAGGTTTTGTTCTTGCATTTCCGCCATTATATATTTTAAGTTCAGCAGATTCAGTTATTACACTATATGTAGTAGGCAACGTATAATTCTCTGGCAATATTCCAGTACCGTCTTCCCAACCTACATCATACCCAAGTGCATCCCCTTCTTCTTTTGTATTAATAAAAGAATATGAGTAAGGATCATAAGATTTAAAAGTCACAGGAAGCTCAGCTGTATATACATTCTCACCACTATCACCGTCTTCAAATGGA